ATTTGAAGACGCGCCCAGGAGTGCTCTGTACGAATAGAGCAAATTATCATGGCGTTCGAGATTTGTGCCGTGTACATCATAGGATTGCAATGCAAGATAACCCTGAGTATAAAGCTGCCTATAATCTATCCGTACAAGGTCCTCCGCCTGTGGACCCTGCTGTAGCCCTCGCTGAGGTTCGAGCAGGTCGCATAACCTCAAATAATCGTAAGCTTGCAGAGTTACCTACAGCTTCTGTTACAGATATTATGAGGTACAGCCGCCGCCTTATTACTCTCTGGTTTCAAGAAAATATTCCTGGATTTGATTTAGTTAAGGCTTATACTATTCTACGATACCATTCAATTCAAAATCCTCATTATAAGACGGTTCTTGAAGCGTCCGTTAAACTCACTCTTCTAGCGAATGGATATCATCCTGACCATGCCGAGTATGCTAATGTTCCCATTCAAGAACAAGTCGAAGCGTTAGCCCGCATAACAGCTGCAATTCAGCTCTTTGATACTGAGATTGATATACATATTATGTCTCGTAATGCAGATCAGCATTGGGTAAGAGTGCACGAGCGTATTCGCCAAGTTGAGGAAGTGGAGGCACGTGCCCGTCGTGAAGCACAACGGGTTGCGTTTGATCAGCGCCTACGACAGGAACAGGTCGTATTTAAGCGAGATCCTGAAGGTGGCATTGATCTGAAGGCGTTTGCTACCGACGAGCAGAGCGTACATCGTAGCAGTGTCCAGACAAGTACTGAACGCGCGGTCAATATTCTACTTACACGGCCTGTGATCGAAGGAAAGGAGACACTTGTAGAAATTGTTGATGCATTCAATGATACTAAGATTATCAAATGGACACCGGTTTTAAAGGAAAAGGTCATTACGGAAATTACGAATGACTATTTCAATACGGAGGCATTCAGCATTCCGTATGGAAAGGTATTGGACCACATATGGTGCTTTATTGTAACGCATGAACACAAGCGGCAGCTAATTATCCGTCTAGCACAGGAAGTGCAAGAGGGTATTAAACAGTGTAGTAATGGTAAGATGGCGCGCCTAATAAATGTCCTTCGTGGATTTGACGATACTCTAGACTCTATCCCTTCACCTGAGGCCATGAAGCTCATGTTCCAGAACAAGATTGCGCGTCTTATGGAGCGTCCTCCTCAGGAACGTCGTCATGCTGCAATGTTGCTCTTTGAAGAATATTCGATACCAAATGAGGAGCACGAGGTCTGGTTGGCTCCTCTTCTTGAATAAAAAATTGAATAACAAATCCCTTTTTTTTTATTAAAACCTAAATTAAAATGCCTAAGAAACCACCTTTCTTTTCGTCCTACGCTATTTATAAAACGCAGGACGAAAAATATAGAATTGTCTTCGCGGGAGAAGTAACCCAACCACCACCATCGTATGAGTACTGGCTGAACCAAGGAAAGTTCCTACAAACAGCGACCTTCTCAACTGCGCCCATGGCCCAACTCTTCAGACACAATCATCTTGATATTACAGATAGAAAAGCCCTAGGGTATCGTGCTTTTCCAGACACAGGTATTTATGAATACGGTCGTGTCAGTGATTATCCGAGTCAATAAAAAATGATATTTAGTTTTTGTAGGAAACTACAGGATACAAATGGCCAAGCGAGTGTTCCGCCTTCAGTATGCTAGTGGCCTCCATTTGGAAATGTACAATCATGCGCACTTTCCAAGTCTAGTCAATCCAGCCGCGCCGTATCTAGCCTTAGCAGGGAATGTTGGGGCTATGAACTCACCGAATATGCAGCGTTTCTTCAAGTATGCGAACACACGATGGGAAAAAGTATTCTATGTGTTGGGGACCAAGGAACACAATCAGCATAAGATAATTAAGAAGGAATTAATTCCTTATAATAATATAACAGTTTTAGACGAACATAATCGATCCTTTTATTTCCCAAAGGAAAATCTTGCTATTGTAGGGAGCTCAAGTGCAACCCAAGTAAATGTGGAAAACTATTTGAAATACTGGTCGTATCAAAAAATAAATATCGTTATGCTAACACATCATGCGCCTTGGAGAAACCTTCAGATAGTAACTCCACAGATTAAAGCTTGGATTCATGGCTACGAAGGCGCTGAAGAAAGAGCTGATACATTTGTAAATAACTGTGGGTTCCCATTAGAAAGTACGTATGATCCTGAAGCTGTTTTAGAACTAGACATAAATACCGACGAAGATACTGGTGCAAAAGATCCTGATCTTATCTCAGCAGCGACTGGTATAGGATTTATTTCTCTGCGGTAAGATCATTAGATTAGATTATATCTAAAAAATATAATGGCTGAAAAGAAAAGTTTGATTTACTTAGCAGTTTTTATTAATCCGGACTTTATAAATCTGGTCGAATTGCTACTAACCTCTTTAAAATTATATGGTGGCATAGATCTTACAAAAACCGACCTTATGGTGATAACAGATGAGGGACTTAAGCCAAAGGTTGACGAGGTAGCTTTAAAACTTGGCTTACCTATCCAGTACTATTATTTGAGTATTAATACAAAGTGGCAATCAAGCGCTGCAAGGCTAGAGATTTTTCAGAATGAGCATATAGATAATTATGATACTATTCTTTACGTTGATACAGATGTCTTAGTCAATAAAAATATTAATACACTTCTAAACCTTCCTATTCGCGATGATAAACTCTATGCGCTGGGTGAGGGACAACTTGGTTCCGTGTATTGGGGCGGGCAGTTTTTTAATTTTGATGGCAAACCCTATAATTTTTGGACTGAAGCTTTCTGTGCTGGAATACTTTTATTCAAGAACTCACCAGCATTAAAGGACCTCTTTTCAAATATTAAATTTCATATTCATCAATATGTGTTTGTAGAAAACAATCCGCCACCAGATTTCTGGGAACAACCTTTTGTTGTGTACAATGCAGTTATAGAAGATAAGTATGATAATCAACTTCTAAAACGGTATGTTGTAAATAATAAATTTTATGTGGAGCCTTGTGACCTTGTTCTATATCATTTTCCCTGTGGGCCTGGTTGGTACTCTTTAAAGTATGAAAATATGTTGGCGATGGCTGATCAACAGAGAGAATTTTATCATCCAGAAGTTCTACCAGAGTTGAAGGGTCTAGGCGCAAACAAATCCAAAAACTGGGTATCATTTATGAAACCTGGTCAAATAAAGCCGTTTAAGTATCTTGAAATCGGTGTCTTTTGCGGACATACTATTGTTACATTTGAGCGTATATTTGGAAGACACTCGGATACAAGGTTATATGGTATAGATACTTGGAATTTATTAAATAAGGAATACGAAGAGAAATACGACCAGGCATCGAATTACAACCATTGTTTAACAAATATTATAAATACAGGACGATCTGAAAAATTTGATTTGAGGAAGGGCTTTTCTCATATAGAAATTCCTAGATTTGAAGATAATTTTTTTGATGTAATATATATTGATGGAAATCATTCATCGTCAAATGTTATGGAAGATGCAGTGTTATCTTTTCGTAAATTAAAAGTTGGAGGTTTTTTGATTTTTAGTGATTATTATTCCACTTCTATAAAAAAGGCTGTAGATACATTTTGTACATCATACTCTGAAAAATTATCATGGTTAGGTATTTCTTGTGGAGAAAATTTTTTTAAGAAATGCTAATTCTTCCTGGTTTTTCTAGTCTTACGAGCCTTGCGTCTTCTGGATTTACTGCTCTGAGCAGAACTTTGTAGTGAAGTGGGGTCTTTTGCTCTAGGAGAGCCTGGTTCGACGGCAACTCGCGGAGCAGGGAAGGCACCCATAGGGACTTTCAGCGGAGGAAGACCTGCCTGAGGCTTTTCGGACACCGTTGCAGTTTCCATTCTCGGTGGAGCCGATCCTCTGTTATTCTTTTTAAGTGGAGAAGGCGCAGCAGCAGCGTTTTTTAGTCTTGATGGCGCCGAAGGGAGATATTGTCCATGTGGTAATTTATGCCATTTTACTGCTGGAGTGCGAACAGGGGGACGAGGAGGTAGCATGCCGACAACAAATTTATTTCCAACTCTATGAACGTTAGTAGTTGAGGAAGCTTTACCTTGCAATTCGGCAAATGCTGTATTTAACAGAGCTCTTTTTAACTCTACATTTGAAACTTCTTTAGCAGCGTCAACATCACCTTTTTTAACCGAAGCTAAGGTTTGGTCACTTAAGCCTTGTGCCAAAGACGCCATTTATTTAGGCCTTCGGAATAATTTGTGCAGCATCGACACGCTGGGGAGGTGGAATAAACCGCAAGCCCATAAAGTTGAAGATATCATCCTCGGTCTTCAAAGAAGGCGGAGGAGGCTTATCACCCGTAGGCTTCATCTCGTGCTCATTGAGCGTGTAGCCGTGCGCTAAGCACCACTTGCGGAACGCAATATTAAACTTATCGGAACCTGTAAAGTATAGGATCGCATAGCCGAACTGCGCCGGCGGGGTCAACAATAAGTCGAGGCGGCGCGGCGTTCCTTCACCGATACGAACGTAGCCCATCCACTTCTTCGGACCGCTTACCAGTTTGTCCAAAACATAGCCACGGCGCGTGAGTTCGGCTACAAAGCCACGAAAGAAGTCAGACGCGGCCTTGTCTGTCATGGCCTCAGGATAGGTCACAAGCATATCCACATCACCAGAATTCTCTGCTCCACGACGGTAAGACCCCACCACAACGCCAGTAAAGCTCGCGGGCAACGCGGACATAAGAACAGCCTCGTGCTTCACCATCTCGGGACGGGGGATGCGCTCGATACCTGCCTCATAGTACTTGAGGCCCAACTTCTGGGTGTCGTTGAGTAAGTCGGGCTTCACCTTAAGGCCTTCACGCAGATCTGCGACAGACTTGTAGCCTGCTTCAAGAAGCTCCTTAGCCTTGACAGGACCAATCCCATGAACATCGAGTAGCTCCTTCAGACCACCCAGTGGAATACGCTCCTTCATGCGCTCCGCCGCCGCCAGGCCGCCCGTAGCAACAATCTCGACCACTTTGTCGTAAATACGGCCACCGACGCCATCAAGGTCCTTCACATCCGCTGCAGATGTCAGAGGACCAGGCATAGCCTTAATTGCCTTAATTGCCTTTGCGTACGCAATCACCTTAAACTTGCCGCCCGCACCGGACGCCATTTCGCCCATCTTCATCGTATCAAGTGCCTGGAGCACCGTTTGCTTGTAATCAGTCGCCATCTCTATTGGAAAGGAAAGAAAGGAAGAAGAAAGAAGAACCCTAAAGAACCATCGGTCGCTGCGGTTAAGTCAATTTTTTTTCAGATGACCAGTAAGGATGGATACAGAACACTACATAAATCTTATTAAAATCCATTTTAAGAACCCAAATACACAAAAATCATATCTGAACCGGATAAAGACCTTAGAGGCAACGACCCAAACCACTATACATGGTATTTTAACACAACCCGACGTATGGTATCCTAAAATTCAGAAGGCTTATCCCAGTATCTCTACTCGCAAAAATATGTTAACCGTTGTTCTGGCTCTTTTGAAACACGACGAGGAGCTGAAAGGTAGCAAAGAAATCCAGGACAAATGGCATAAACTACATTCTGACTTGACCCGGTTTGAAATAGCTAAAGTAAAGCGTTCTGAACCCTCTGAGAAACAAGTGAAACACTACACAAGCTATGAAGAGATTGAAACGAAATACGAAGAACTAAAGCGTCGTGGTCCTCATGCGACAGAACGCGAAAGTATGCAGTTCCTTCTTCTTAGTGTATTAGTCCATTTGAGACCAAAACGTGCAGATCTTGGAAAGATACGTATTTATTATGAGACCGATCCTAGAAAAACAGACGAGAACTACATCGTTCTAAGAAAGAAGGGTAGCAGTTTCATAGCGATGAATGTATATAAAACCAGCGAGTATTATCAAACTGTCGAAGAAGACTTAACGGAAGGACTTGTCAACGATATCCAAACAAGTCTCAGACGTTGGCCCAGAGAATATCTGTTTCGTAAGGACGATGGTGAACCCATGTCCAACAATACGTATAGCGCGTTTGTGAAGTCTACATTTCAACTCATCTTTGGTCGTGCTACAGGAGTAAGCCTGTTGAGGCATATTTACATTACAGAGAAACTGAATTATGAAAATATGACGTTAGAAGAACAGGATACGGAAGCAAAGCTTATGCTCCATACATCAGGTTTACAACATCAGTACAAATGGCCCAAAAAGACCATATGTCCAAAACTATGTGCAGCGTATATAAAGCCAGTACATAGAACATTAAAGATTAGGCGTTCAAAAAAGCGTCCAGAAGAGTGAGGGAAACAGCAGCCAAGCCAGGATGCTTTTCTTTTTCGGCTTCGATAAATGCTCGTAACGCGGTGGCTAGCACCTCATTACGATCCTTACCCTTATAAGCCTTCATTGAGTGGATACTATTCGCTTCAATAGCTTCCATATCATCGACAATTTCTAGAACAGGTTCTTCAATCTTAGGCTCTTCTTTATGCTCTTCGGTATCGGTCTTTGACAGCTTCTTAAAAGTTTCCCAAACAGCATCACGCACCTTTTTTGTATACTCTTCACCGAGGTCCGCTTTAACTGCCTCATTCTTTAAGAGTTTTACTAGGGCGGTCTTTGGCTTGGCAAACCCTGGACTATGTAGAGCATAACTTGCCGGATAGCCTATCATCCATTGAACAGGCTCGTGTAAAATAAAGTCTAAGTAATCTTTTAAATCGGAATCGTCTTTCCAGTTGTAGTGTTTTGCAACATCCGAAAATATCCGTTTTTGGCTATCAAGTAAAGAATATGCATCAACTAACTTCATCTACTCTAGAACTAGACTAATGTTCTTTAGGTCTAGTCCTGTGCTCATTTAAATGAGCACCTGGACACGTGCCCTATGCGTCATTTTTATTTAAAAATGCGCATAGGTCTAAGAATAACAAACTAACGTACCGTAATGAAGCATTTGGTTAGTCTTTTAGCAAGTGCTTCAGCTCTAACACTTTCTTCCTATAATAACTATGCGCCAATCTACGGCATTTTAGGAAGTTATTTAATAGGTGATTTATTTACAAAAAATGGTCCAGATATGGTACTTCACCATGTTTTGTCTTTGCTATTTTTAGGTTCTACTCTTACACTCAATCCTGACGAGTATCCATTGGAAGCGCGCACTATCGTAAATGTCGAGATTAGTACTTTATTCCTTAGCACCAACCATCTGTATCCAAATACTTTATGCAAAGTTCTATTTGTTTCAACGTTTATAAAATATCGTATTTGGGATTATTATTGGGTTTTCTTAACGAGAGAAACGTTCAATAATCCTGTAACTAAACTGTCAATCTATGGATTGTTTGGTCTAAATTTGTATTGGTTGACACTTATTGCGAAGAAACTAAGGAAGCCACAGTCGAACGTAACACATGTATCTCCGCCAAGCACAGCACAACCAGCTTAGAGTAATCAACAGTCTGTACCAAGCCACGCATAGAAACGCAGGCTGGTTCTAAACTCTTGACTTCATCGGCTAGAACACCGATATCTTCCAATCCAGTTGCCTTCCACGTAAATCGTACAGGTGTAGGAAGACCGTGAGAAATAAAAGGTATAATATTTGTTTTTAGTGCAGGGTCCGATGTTTGAAAAAAGTTCTGTGCATACATATTGTTATCTGCATACACATTACCTAGAGCCGGATCAACTACACCCATTGTGCTAACATAAATTGAACCACGCACAAGTTCTGATCCTACAACATCGAGTGTTGTCAAAGGAACCTTAGTTCCAATTCCTAAATTACTACCAGTAATACGTGCTCGCTCTTGTCCACTTGTTAGAAATGCCAGATAAGGCACACCATTTAAAGAATTACTCAACAGACCAACGTTACTGTTGAAGTAGATACCTGCATTCGACAAGTTCAAATTAGCCCCAATAGCAATATTACTACCACTGTAAGAAGTCAAGGAATTTACTGAAACAGTGTAATTACTAGGATTTATAACTGTTTGTAGATTTGTTACGGCGTTACTAAGTACAGCATTATTTCCACTCGCGCTAGTGGCGACGCTATTAAGACTATTCAAATTGAGAAGAAATCGATTACTCGTTGTATTTGCTGCCATGCACCTGGAAGATTACTTTATTAATGGTTTAGGTAAGCTCCACCTAAAACGTGGTTTAGCCTTAGAGATAGGGTAAATGGAGACATTCTATAAACCTTATGTTGCGGATGACAGCGACGCCGATTCAGACAGTGATGGATACACCACAGAGGAATCGTTGCTCGACCTTCCCGGAAAAAAACAACCTGTTTCTACTGGCGGAGCTGCCTCAGCAACTATTGATACACCTCCTCCAAAAGATACAGGAACTAAATTCGAAGAACAATCAGTCACACATAGTAATTTATTTATGATTAATTCAAGAGATCGTGATACAACTGCATATCCTCAGCCCACCTTTTTCACAATACGTCTTCCACGAGTGTTTAAGAATATTAAAAAGATTGATATTTCCCAGTTAAATTTACTGAATAGTTTCTTTAATTTTACACTTTCAGCGGGCAATACATTCATGTATGTGCAGGAACAAGGACGTAATCCTGTGCGAATTCAAATACGTGATGGAACATACTCAGCAAATGATTTAGTGACTGAGCTTACAAGTGCTCTAAACAGCACACCTTTGTTTGCAGATATTACGCTAGGTAACTTTATTGCTGGATTCCAGTCTACTGGTGATTATGCTCCTTTATTCAATACTCCAGGAACCTATGTGTACAATAGTTTAACACAGAACTACGACTTTAATCAGACTATCAATGATATTATTTCACGTTATTTTCAAATTACACAAGTTGTGGGTACAATTACGTATACTTATAATCAATCGCTAGTCGCCTATTACTATCCAGTTATGAAGGAAATGATTGTTCAAGGCGTGCCTTTTAATACGTCAAGTGTATTTGCCACCACGACTGAAGCCTATACCTATCTTGTATTCTACTTTACTGGTCTTGAAGATCAAAATGCTCTAGCGCTAGCGTCAGATCCAGGTAATCAAGTCCTATTTAATACGTACAGATTTCAGAACACATTTAATTTATCGTTAGCAAATGGATATACATGCTCATATAACACAAAGCAAGGTCGTCTTGTTATTAATGCGCCGTCTCTAAATACAAGTATTTCAGCAGACTTAACAACTCAATACAATGCATATCTTACTGCCTTAGTTCTGGCAAGTGGTCAATTCAATGACGTAAATGATTTCAATTCACAATACTCGAATATTACAAATTTAAACACAGCACTAATTTCTTTTTACAATTTTGTTCAAACACGGTTTACAAATAACTTTGGTATAAATTTTGGCACCTATTCAGCCGAATTCTATGCAAACCCAAACAATAGTATTTCTTTATACAATACATTAAATCGATATGGTTGGTCGCCTACTCTTACGCCGAGTGTTTCTGCCAGCACGATAACTACTAATTCGGTGCCACCACAGGTAACAAACCTCTTAAGTAATATAGTTATTCCCTCCACAGTGGCTACGGAAACATCCTTCATAAGTTCCTTTGATTTAGTTGGAAATATAACATTTCCAAATGCAGGTGAACAAACTCTTGGATATTTTGATATACCATTTGAACTTCAGGCCACAACATATCAGCGAATTAAGTTTAATACGCAGTATAGGCAAAATATTAGCATAATGACCATTCCAAGATATATTACTAATCGCTCTTCAAATAATGATATTTTTTATGATATGGGTCCTCTTTCCACGCAAACGCCCTTATTGTTTGACAATCGTAACTATGGAAGTACATTTTATAATCGTGTAGATATTTCAGGCAATTCATTATTTAATATGTATGAAGTTAACCAAAATATGTTTAATACAACAGATTATATGAGGAATGAAAACAGATGGCTAACCTATATGACAGCACAGATACTAGCTGGGCAACGCCTTCAGGTTGCTAATACAAACTATGCTCAGACTCCACCTATTACAGATATTACAATCACTAGTTATCGGCCATTTATCTTTTTTCAATTAAATGCCGCTGCATATATTACGAATCCTTTAGCGCATTTTAGAATTACGTTTTTTGTAGAAACACAGGACGGAACACCATTTACGGTTCCTATCGTTCTAGTATGGTATAAGGATAGAGCTGGATTTATGGCCGATGTTCAAAATGATTTAAATGGCCAAGTGGGCGTTGAAAATCCTAATAACTATTTCAAAAGACAGGTGTATTCAAATACAAATTCTGCCCAAATGATTGTAGATATAAATAATTACCAAGAAACTTTTTTTCATGTTCACATTGACCAAGGCAGTGCTGTGCCGAGTGCGCTTCCTCTACGTGTATTTAGTCTCCTAACCGATGTGTATGGCACATACACAAATGCTACAAGAACAGATTATTTTGATTTACCGTTTACATTAGGCCCACTCAGTGATCAAGATACACCGGCTTCAGCACGATACCAAGACCCTAACGCCAGTATTTTTAATTCAACAGTATCGCATCTTGGTTATGATCTTTCAGGCGTATCCAATAATTTATTGGACTATACAATTCAAGCAGGAAATAATAATTATTATGATCCTGTAAGTATTTCAGATTATATTAGTAGTACTAAGAACGGACTTGCATATCAGTTTGTGCTTTCAAATGCCGGTGCACAACAGCCGCCACCAAATATGTCTTCATGGTCCTTATTCTTTGGAAGTAATAGTAGCAATGTTATAAGAGATACATATAATACGTCAAATAACATATACTTGAGTAGTTTACAAACACCTAAACCGTTCCAACCTGGCCTACAAAATGAATTTACTCTAGTGAATTGGTTTTCACCAAATACAAGTCAAAACAATCCTGAAATGTATTATACACCTGTAAGCAGTTTTAATTATACAGAGTATATAGGATCAAATAGTATTTTCTTACCTGCAATAAACAACCCTTCTCTTCCTACGGATATGAGCACGCCTGCTGCTTTTCAAGATATAAGTGGGTTCTCAGGATTATCGTTCTTTTTACAACCAAATCAAATTATAAAACTTCAAAGTCTAGTGCTCAAGTTTGTCTATACCCAACCAAGTATTGATGTGAATAATAATCTTTATACTCGCTCATATAGTGCTTTATCTTTGTCAGGGCAATCAAATACAAATGCTATTTACAGAAATCAAACCACGTTAACGAATGCGGTAAACAACTATGATGATTGGGATGACTTTTATCTTCTGAACAGACGCAATATTAAAATCGGCATCTTTCAAACATCTGCTATTGCGAATGTCAGTACATCACAAATTCGTCTGAGTAACGCTGTCGCAAGCATGACTCTTTCACAGATTACACAAGTAAACAATTATACATATGCCGTAGGAACTCTGAGAACGAGAGAGCCTGAATGGGGAACATATTATAAATATACGTTTAGTGATCTGCCTCAAAATGTATGGGATGTAGCTAATATACCCTATAATTCTTCAATAAGTTCATTCAGACAACTTCGCACCGATGCTGATTTTGCACCTACCTATATAGCTGGAGCAAACACATATACAAATTATTTCATTACCAATCCAAACATTCTCAATTACAGCTATTTGCCTCGTAGCTACGGTATAGCACCAGCAGTTCAAAACGCCCTACTTAACCCATTGACTATATCGTCAATAACTTCTGATATTCCTAATAGTTATACAATTGTGCCGTTTGTGTTCGATGCTGCTACAAGCACTTACCAAGTGGGATGTTACCACGGATTAAGTTTTACATATCTGCCCGCTCTTCCAAGCACTAATTTGACTGGTGCAAGTCCCTACTATGGACCTATGGGGCCTTTTGGATGGGAAATTAACACTAACTCAACAATAACCCAAGTAAAACGTCCCACAATTGGAGGAATATCATCGATTGCAGGATATTATTGGAACGCAAAACTTAACTTTAATGTGCTCGATTTATCCTACGATCCAGCTACAGACCTTTCAAGGTTTGGTGGGTATTCAGGAATTAGCGGTGAATATCAAAATACATTTTTGTTTTCATATGAAAACACTAAAAATACAAATGAAGATTTATATGATGTGCTATCAAATGGATCCTGGGTTTGGGGGCAAGAAAAGAATACTAACTATTCTGCTTTCGACAGTAACAGTGGGTATAACAATTTATCCTATATTCATAATTTGACTATTCGTAGCAATAAGACCTATGCAACACACGTTAGAGCGTACGATCCTATTACAAAATTCACAACAGGTGTGCGGTTCATAGGCAAAAATTATACTGACTTTGGCGCCTTGACACTAACAGAACTCACGCAGGAAATATCAAGTTTAACCATGTATAAACCTATAACTGATATTTCAGGTAGCTATTACAATGCGCTACTCATTTCAAACTATTCTACACAACAATATAATTCTATTGTTAGTACTAATACGTTTCACTTAATAAACAACGGAGTAGGGCGTTATAACCATACCTATGCTGACGCACTTATTAATTTTAATAACACATTTATAACAAACGTAACCTTTGGAAAAACAAACACATATCAAGGAATAACGTATAATTTTAGTTCATTCGGCCAAGCAATAAATTCATATATATCGCTTTATAACACAGCCACGTCAACTCTTGTATTGTATAACAATATTCTAAGTACAGCAACAGGCCAACTAGGACAATATGTCGTTACTCGTTATGGAACAATTTTACCATCTTCTATTGTGACACGTAACAGAACTACTGATCCTCTCCCATTTAGTTTCCTTTTTTCATCTTATACACTTCCACCTTATAAGTCGCAGTACGATGCTTGGGGCTTAGGTTATAATTTGGGGTTTAATAAAGCTGATACACCACTCCGTGTTACAGCAACATCTGATACCTTTATTCGAATTGTACAAAGCTATATTTACTTGCGTCTCAATCCTGAGCTGAATATTAACACGATGGCGGTATCAGGGAAGGAGAACTTGGCGGATTGCAGAGAAAGTTCAGGCCAAGACGCAAAGGCATTCTCTAAAATTCTACTCAATGATTTTGGTAGCTTTTGTGGCACAGCCGTCACACGTCCTAAGGAATTTAATCCAGTCTTAGGTAAATACGAAGTGATTACCTGCGAACTCACTGATAAGTATGGTAAAACGCTCAGTAGTGTAGATTGTGAATATGATTTTATTCTTCAGATTGATGAACTCAGCAATGGCCCTAAGGATTCCAGCAGTCTTCAAGGTCCAACGTCAGACTTAAATGTCTATAAGGCAAGGATGTAAAGCTTAAACGCAAGTCCTATTTAATGGAGCCTACACCAGGCCGCAAACATCTTATCTATAAACTACGTGGTCAAACTTTGACAGAACGTAGTTATGACATAACACCGGCACTACTCAATACAATTCTTAAAAACCTATCTATCCCGTTTAGTCAAGAGCAAAGCCGAGAAGTCATCCGTTTACTTGAATGTAAACAGACAAATGGATCCCTTGTTTGCGCGTATTGTGCAGCCCCTGCTACTAGAGAAGACCACTTTCGTGCACTTATTCAAGACGGTGAACCTAGTGGGTTCGTTAATGACGCCGTGAACTGTATACCCTCATGTAAGAACTGCCATGATAAGAAAGGCCTCAAAGAATTCGAAACCTGGAAACCTGAACTCGCAGTAGAACAAAGATGGCAGGCTTACATGGAGTATCATAGATCCAACGCTCAAAAACTCAGACTTAATCATACTGAATTTTGTAAGAAGCGCAAGGAATACTTAGAACTTACAGAAGAGTTTTCTAAGAAATTCATTGAAGCCATAAATCCTCATATTTAATTTCCCTAAACAAACTAAGTATGAGCAAACTTGACGAATTTTATCAGAACGATCTTCATGCTCTTCCTCCTATCTGTCTTCGCACACATTGGGATCCTACAGCCGTAGTAAAGCACATCCTCCCAACAACTGCTCCTACGCAACTTCCGTTAGACCCCCGTCAAGCGACAAAGATTTGCTATGGATATTATCATACGTCATTTGGTGACCCAAAAACAAAGAATAATACCAACGACCCAAGTCCAACTATTCCTCCTGCACTTCTTGGTGGTGCATGGCAGTCACCGCCCATAACACCAAGCCCTGTATTCCCACCCGGTGGTGCTGCTTCATTAGGGTTTCCTTACAAGGACTTCAGTTCCAAGACCGAGTCCGATTTACAGCTTTTACAGTATCCTATGACCAAGTGCTCCGAACGCAAGTATCTGCCACCTAATCGTCAAGCTCCTGTGTCTATGAGTACAAATGTGGTACCCGGTTCAAACAATGACACGCTAAGTCCCTTGGCCACAGCTGTAACAAAACAAGCCGGTTGCCGTAATCATGACGATCAACTTGCTTGGAACCGCAGTGCTCGTCTTTTCTACAATCCGACAAAATACGACCGCACACAAAACGTTCCTGCAGGCCTTAAAATACCTGAAAGTAATAAGACCTTACGTTGCTAAATGAACATCTATCGCATATACCCTACATTATGGAATGATGGTATGTGTCAACTGGCCCAAACTGTATATGCTGTGGACCGCGCTCCACCCCCCAATACATTTAAGACCTCCTGCAGTGCACGACCAAAAGAAGACCCAGCTTACTACTGGGATAATCAGACATTTCAACGTCTTCTGCCACCTGGACAACAGCCTACCTATGCCTCTGTAACGTGGCCCCAACTCATAGCCTGGCTATCCCATGTGCAAACGTTGGGATACACGCTACAGACAGATCTCTCCACCTTAAAGCCATATAAGGATATTTATATTATGGGACCTTGATAAAATGGCGGCTTTTCCTATACCTAATTTCATTAAAGATTTTAGTCTAAATATAGATATTTCAGGTTCACCGGCCTTGACCACAAACCAAGATGGAACCTACTTTGCTTTTTCAGGCAAAGGCAATAATATAGTTCTAAATGTATCTTCATATCTTACTTATTATAGTATCTTTGTTGGTCTTGTTAAAAAGGATGGAAGTCTAGGTTGGATACAACAAATGATACAGGCCAGTGGCGATTGTTATAGTCCTTCTTTGGCTATAGGAAACAGCAACGATCTTTATTTAGCATTTGTGACAAATGGATCTGTACCAGGGTTTGCAAACGGTATAACTTATCCACCAGCACCTGGAGCGACGCCACCATATGGAACTGCTGACGTAGTTTTATCCCGTATTAATACAGCTTTACAAACTGTGTCGTGGGTTATTCAAGGTGCAGGAATTAATGGTCCCAGCAATGAAACTGTACCACAAATCGCAGTTGATACAACATATGGTTGGGTTTACTTAGCGTACCAGTCAAGTGGTAATATCAATCCTTATTACGCAGTTGGAAAGACAAATATCATTCTTAGCTGTTTTAATATGATCGAATCAACACCTCCTGGGTTAGCAGTATGGACCTCAGGACTTCAACCTGGTATTCAACTTGATTATATTAACTGCTCAGAGTATAATAAAAATCCATCAATTGTTACAGATAACGCAGGCAATGTGTATCTCGCATATGAAATTACAGCACAAACACCAAATGGTGCACCAGTACAGCAACAACAAATCGAAGTCGTAAAATTTACAACAAAAAATATTAGCGACCCAACTAATCCAGTTTATGTAGGACAATATCAATGGACCTTGAGTACAAACGGAACTAATCTTTTTGTTACAAACGGTTTGTCAAGCCAACCCCACCTTTCGTTTTGCAATACAACACTCTATCTTTCCTTCTTAACCTCTGGTACTATTCCTGGAGCTAGCAAAACTTCAAGTAGCAATGACGTTGTTGTTGCGTCATTCAGAACAAATGGGGTCTTACGATGGGTCATTCAAGGTCTTACAAACTGTTGTCCTCAAAAATATTATGATGTATATTCTGTAAACTCTTGTACAGATGAGAATGGTACACCTTATATTGTAGCAGTAGTACGAAAGTTCGGCAGTCGTGACAGCGTGTTAGTCTGGAAGATAAACCAATTAACTGGCGCAGCCTCATGGGTATACGGATTTGCTTTAACAGATGGTAAAAATGCGATTTGGCCAAGCGTATCGTACGAATTTACTACTCTTTCTATTTCAGCATTTCAGAACATATTCTATCTTGGATATACTACATTAGATCCTCTAACCAATACAACTGCATCAGATAATCCATTACATTATGTAGGAGTTTCAGGTTTTTCACAGCGTATTTATGCTGACAACATGACAGCTTACAATTATATAACATCTCTGGCCAGTGGATGCAAATGCAATGACAACCAATGCGAATGCTAATATTTATGGCAATTGAAGTACGCGATAGACTTCATGAATTGACATGAGAAGAATAACAGTTACAGTTGGAAAGCTAGCACAAATAATGAATATCCATAGGAATACATTTGCCGGCATCAAAGGCAAAACGCTATAAAGACTAGAAAGTAGTAGTGCCAACAGAACAATCTGAAGAGCAAAGAGACTATAAATTTTCGTATTCATTGTGACATTGTAGTACAAGTTCACAACGGTGTATCATTTTTTCTAACCATTCATGTAAAAACGGGAATTCCATTCCTTCTTTTTACGTATAACAGTTGGAATAAGGGTACGTAGCCCCCAATCTTCATCTCCAGATGGTTTTATTCCTTTGATAAATTTGTTTCTAGATGCTTCATCATTGAGGAGACTAAACAGGAGGCGTATAAGTGCACGGATAAGTTTTTTCTCCTCGTCGTTCTTTTTACTTTTGAGGAGATTGCCGAAAAAGCCAGTCCATTCAAATCTTTCTTTTTCTAAAATAAGTAAAACATCCTTTAAAACCAATGCACGCAAAAGACTGTTTTGCTTCTGCTCTTCTTTAACAGGTCCATAATGTTTCAACCAGTTCCATTCTAAACCCGCCTTTGACCCATGTTTTAAAACCCATGCGTTCGTAAAGTCTTCCTTCACTGGATCTTCAAGAAGATTATTATGCTTTTCAACACGCTCTCCATCAGTCCTGTGCCATTTGGTTGCGCATGTACAGCATTCGCAACCTACAATAGGCCTACTTCCATGAAATCCCTGGTGAGGAAACATTTCACGAAACCCATTTTTACGTCTCCAAACATCGAGTTCCCGCCATGCCAGTAACTCCTGAAGTGTTATAAAAACGGTCTTATCCATCTACTTATTCTTTTTTTCCATTTTCTTTAAACGAGTATTCAAATCGTGAATGTAGGAGAGTAAAACAGGAATTAATTTTTGATACGAAACTGCTTTGAAGCCATCGGGTCTTGTGTATACACACGATGGAGCCACAGCCTCGACTTCGTCTGCTAGAACACCTACATCATCTTCTCCGTTAAACTTATAACTGTATGTAGATATATAAGTTAGTCCTTCTAGCTTCTTTATATCTGTTTTCAAACGTCTATCGGAGGAAGTTACAAAGTTGTTTGCGTAAACAGTTCCATTTACATCAAAGGTTGCACGCGGTTGAACCTGTCCTAAGTTAAGTCCTACACGATTATTGACCTTATCAAATGTAAAAATTGGCGATGAATAGCCCTCAATTGTGCTGACACAAAGACTGCTTATAATCGCCATTTCGCCTTCAGCGTTTTTAAAGTTAAAATCACCTACAAAAGTACCACTTGGTGCTTTAATAATGAGAGTACTGCTTGCGCAAATATCATCGGCATAAACAGCATTTTGAACAGAATAATTTATAACTGTGCTAAAGCTTGAAGAATCGACAACATAACTTACTGTCTCAACTTGTTGTGTAACTGGTTTATACGTTGGAACTGTTCCTAGAGCAGTAATAAATCCAACTTCAGCGATCTGAGCTTTTGTTGTGTACGTACTTTCATAAATCGTGCTTTGGGAATTTAAGTATTTCTTACCAAATGCAATGTTAACATTAGTATACGCATCTTGCATAACAAAATAATCACTAGTAACACTAACTACACCATCAGAAACATAAACAGCGCAATCCTGTGTCGAATTATTCACAGAGGGTGCATCAAAGAAAACGTTATTTCCTACAGTAAATGTACTTGCATATCCTGTTGATGTATATAAAATTTCACTACCGACAGAAGCTGAATTGATTGTACTAGTTTGAAGAATATTGTGATTTCCATAATTGTCTGCTATAAAGGTGGTAAACACAAATGTACTTAGATAATCGACTGTAGTACTAATTTTTCCTATTTCTGCAAAAATGGAACTAATACCTGTGCTGATATAAATCAAATTTAGAGTACTTAATGCCTCGCTAAGTTGTCCTGATTGAGTACTTGTTATAATAACAAGACCTTCTGTTGTACTTGTTAGATCATTAAACGAACTTAAAGAGCTTATGTAAGCAGATTCAATAATAAGTGTATTTGTACTTATGGTGAGAAAGATATTGTTTTTTCCAGCTATATTTAATGTACGTCCTGAACCGTATACATTGGATAGACTACTAAAACTCAAAGTAGATTTATTGTCGAATAAAAACAGATTTTGTGGTGCTAACGATTCTAAATGAATTGCATTAATACCACCTGGGGTCGATACGTTTGTATATTGTATGCCTTGACCACCCGTCAAATATAATGTGTTTACAGGATTGGTTGCAGCATATGTAAATGTACTGTCTAGCTGAACAAAGTTAAAACTATTAACACCAGGTGGAGAGTTGCTAGCATTACTGAAGTAGATAACGCCATCACCGCGTGTTATCAAAACTTGGTGACTACTTATTGGCCTATTACCATAATCCTTAAAAATGATATCTCTTACAAATAATTGGTCTACTTTAAGCGTTTTCTGGTACGCCATCCTATTCTAAATAAGATACAAAATTAAGGATGATTGAACCAATTAACAAGAAGTTATGCAGTTGTGTAAAAAAAGTACGTCGAACAGTACGACTACCTACCCGGAGAGCAAGAGAACAACGTGCTATCGCCATCTGTGTGAAGTCGGTGTTATGGTCCAGAGGCAAGACTCTTAAACGTTTTAAGTGCAGAGGCAAACCTATGTTGGAGCTACAGGAAATGAAAAAATAGTATTTAGTTTTTTGTTTTTGTTTTGTTTTTTGTTTTACCATAATTTACTCCTCGTCCGGCACACCGTAGGGATCAATCTCACCCTTCTCTGTATCCCACTTACCGAGAACCTCGTCCATCTTGGCCATCTTCGCACGGTCTGTCTCGGATGCATCGACAGCGTAGACCATCTGTGTCTTGAGATTGCGGATAGCCGGCACACCGCTCTTCTGGATAAAGGTCAGCCACTCGGCCTCGGTAACGTCCAGGTTCGCCATAGCAATCGCAACAGGGACCTCCGCAGCCGCCTTAGCCTTCTTGGCCTTCTTAGGCGCAGAAGGCGCTGGCGCCTCTGCGGTCTTAGGCGGGATCGACAGCGGATCGCCAGCGATGCCATTGGGATAGCACTCGATGTACTGCTTGCAACCAACAACAGCAGCAAACTCGTACAGTGGCAGGTCCAGGCGGCCAAACCACTTCTTCGCATCACGCTTACCAGCAGCAGCCAGAGCCTCCTGTTCGGCACACTTCGCACAAAGAGCCTCGCCCGTAGCCGGCGCAGCTGTGCATTGGCCCTCAGGATGGAACTTCTTGACACCACCCTCGTCCTTGTGGGTGCCGGGCACCCACTTGGAGATAACGATCTTACGGCCCATACACTTAGCTAAGTCGATCTTCTGCAGACGAGACGGGTGGGTCTTCAGAGGATCCGTAGGGTCGGCAGCTACAGTAGCCACCACAGCCACGGAAGGCTTAGGCGACGCAGGAGGAGGCGCATCCACAGGGGCCAAGAGCTCGGCCTCCTTCACAGCCTTAGTGGCCTTACGCTTGGCAGCAGGCTTTGCGGCTACGGCGGCCGCCTTCGCAGCCTCAGCAGCCAGCACCACCTCCCTCTGGTCGAAGGCCTGGTTCACTGCGGCGCGAGTACTAGAAAGCACCTCGGCATTCATCTGCGCGATCTCGGAAACAAAGGAAGAAAGAGACGACATTTTGGAAAGAAAGGAAAGGAATATGTGCTGGGGACCACAACCTTTACAAAAGCACAGGTTCAGATTTCAATTTTTTCCATTCCAGAGTAGCAATGCCAGAGACCCCATTCGTTCCGTATTTCCTTATTATCCTTATCTTCTGTTTCCTCATCTACTCCGAACTCGCGGGCTGTAGCTTTAACTTAACAGACCCAGCGTCTTGGGTTGATCCTGGCATTAAAGTCATAGGATAAAAAGTGATACTAGTTATTTGTAGGAAACACAGAATAAAATGGATATCCCTACTACTCTAATAAAGGCCAGCGTACAAGGCACTGTATACCTATTAGATAGTCCATCGGGTCGTGTGTATACATTTAATGCTGAAAAACCTACCTACATCGGCGATCTTGAGAAGATCCCAGATGAGGAGAAGCATCTTATCTCGAAGACGAATGGATGCCTAGCTAACGCTCGTGTGAAGTATGTTCCAAATGTAAAAGATATTATGGCAAGTCTAAGATAGGGAATAAATGGACACAAACACGTCCGGCGCTTTAGGAATTTTTGCATTTGTCCTATCATCAGGAAGCGTAATCTATGCAGCGATAAACCATAAACGTGTTCGGTGTAGATGTTGTGGAAGGAATATGGATGTTTCAGTAGACGTTGACCCTACAGAATCGGCTCCTAAGGTGGAGTCTCCAAAAAAACCTCCTCCTATTCGTATTCCACGAGAAGTAGAGGAATAAAATTGATAAATAAAGTCTTATGTCTATTAGGTAAACTCAAAATGCTTCGTGGACTTATAATGTCTTTAGCTGCGATCTTTGTTACAGCGCAGAATACAGGTGGCCCGACAAACCAGACACAACTTGTCTTTACGGATACGACAACAGTTCCGATAGTTGGAAATTACACATTTGGATACATCAATAATACAGTGCAAAATCGCTGCCATCGTGGTGTAGCTAAGTTTCAAGCTAAACAAACAGGCATAGTGGATTCGATGACAATGGGCGTCTATTCCCGTGCTCAACAGGAAACCTGCGGAATTAGCTTTGTTCTCTCGACGTTTCCAGCAGGAGTAATAGTTGGATCTTCCTTGCTCACCACATTTACGGATTTAGTGGCGTCTAGACCCGGCACAGATGAATTTATTCCATTTAATGTAACTCCGTCTTCGTGGGGTGTTGTAGAAGGAATGAACTATACGATTGTAACGCTACCATTTACATGGGCGACTGGTCCAGCGGGAACTGTCCAAAAGCATTGCGAGTTTGATGTGCCATATGGACGTCCTGGATTACCCTATTTCTTTCTTGGCGAATACGGGCCAACTGCTTTACCGTGTGGATCTACTCCTTGGGTCATTGAAGTGCCTGGAGATGGACTAGCTATGCAGATAAAACTTACAGGGCATCCTGCTTCAGTTGTTGTTCCATCACCTTCGCCCTCTCATACACCGACACCTACGTCTACGATTACACCTACCCCTTCACCTACATCGACGCCAACGCCTTCACCGACACCAACAGGAACACCAACTATTACGGATACACCTACACCGACGCTTTCACCTGGTGCAACAGCGTCTAACTCACCAACCTCTACGCGCACACCGAGCCGCACACCGTCAATTAGCTACACGCCTACACCAACGTCATCAGTAACATCCTCGATTACGCCAAGCTCCACACCTAGCCCTACACCCTCTTTACGTATTGGCGCTTCACCGTCTGTAACTCCAACAGAAACGCCTGGGCCTACTGACTCGCCCTCGCCTAAACCTTTAGCAGGCATAGCTCCGCAAACTGCACCACCCGCCCCACAAATTACCACTGGTTCTTTGGTTGGAGCTGCAGTCGGTGGAGCTTTAGTAGTTCTAGTATTAATAGGATTAGCGATACGGTTAAAGATTGTAAATGCTGAGATTAATGGCACACATAAGGCTAAGACTTGGAAACTTTCAAAAGCACACCATCCTAAGTTTGAGGATGCAGTTGTAGTGATAGACCGTAATAATTTACAGGTATCTAAAGTATGATTTATATTTATTATTAAAATGTCTACCGATTTGTGTAAACTCGCTGAACAATACGGCGTTGACAAATGTCCAAAAATAAATCATACATATACTCCTCGTTATCATGATCTGTTAAACCAAATGAGGTCTTCGACAAAATGTGTTCTAGAAATAGGAATAGGAAATATTCCACTCATGTCAAACATAGTAGGAAATTCATATAAGCCTGGCGCTTCTCAACGTATGTGGAGAGATTATTTTCCCAATGCACAAATCATAGGGTGCGATATAGTAAAGTCAGTCTTATTCAATGATGAAGAGAGAATTCATACGTTTTTTGCCGACCAGAGCTTAAAATCGTCTTTAAAGAATCTTATGCGAAACGTTCATTCGATTTCAGAGAACGTAGATATAATTATTGACGATGGTTCCCACATTGAACAACATCAGAGAACAAGTTTTCGTCTGTTATGGGATTATGTTAGACCCAATGGTGGTATATATATTATTGAAGACATATCTATGAATTTTGAAAGTTTTCAAAGAATACATTTAGACATGGGATTTACAGATGCTGAACTTATTTATGCACATAAAGGAAAAGATGACTGGGATAATTTTGTAGCATTTAGGAAGAAGTAGACGCAACGACACGGTCTAAAATAAGACCATGATAATTATAGTATAAAATGTCATCGGATTTATGCGTTTTAGCTGAGAAATATGGTGTTGATAAATGTCCTACTTTTTTGCACTCATATACACCTCATTACAATACTTTACTCAATCCGTTAAGATCATCCATAAACTGCGTTTTAGAAATAGGTATTGGAAATACTCCTTTAATGGCGCCTATTGTAGGAAAAATATACAAGCCTGGTGCTTCTCTACGCATGTGGAAGGATTATTTTCCAAATGCTCAAATTATTGGGTGTGATATTCTAAAGTCAGTATTGTTTAACGACGAAGAAAGAATACATACTTTCTTTGTAGACCAAAGTCAAAAAACGTCTCTTGAAGGACTAATGACCAATGTAAAAACGATCAATCAGTACCCTGATCTAATTATTGACGATGGATCTCATATTGATGTCCACCAACGGACCTCGTTTCGTGTTCTGTGGGACTATGTAAGACCCAATGGTGGAATTTATATTATTGAAGATATCTCACTGCATTTATTTGATAGTTTTTCAAGAATTCATTTAGATATGGGATTTACAGATGCTGAGCTTATCTATAAACACAAGGGCAATAATAATGGCAATGATGCATTTGTAGCATTTAGGAAGAAGTGATAAAAAATTGATATAGAGTACTAGTGTTTGCATTTTATACAAATGGAAGCACTACTAGAACACACCATTCGCCAGCATCAGCTGAACCTATGGGCAGAAATTACAAAGCATTGTGATGTACCTAAGGAACTTCGTGAAAAAATCCCTAGGTGGATTATGTCTGGTCGTCTATCAGAGAAGGCTAAGGATTACCAGACAAAATCTTACGTTCGGCCCGATAATAAGCCATCTTCTCTTCATCACTTGTAAAGATATATTTGTACACGTGTCCAGAATTGAATGAGCTAACGTAAATATAAGTATTCATATCTGTTACTTTAGAAAGATATTCACTACTTGTTTGTGTAGGTAAAAACGGCGCGCAGATTTTTGATGGCGCATCTACATTTGGTATACCTGTCTTTGAAGGCACTTCAAAGAAACTTGATGTATAACTAGATATTAATCCTACTCCTCTAACCGTTATTGTTGAACCAATACTGGATGTGATAGGAAATGCTCTATACCGAATGCTATTAAATGTGCTACACGGTAACCAAGGATAACGATTGATATGCGCTATTTGTCCATTTTTATAATCGGTTGCTTCCTGCCGACTCAAAAATTGGTAATACATTTGTCCTCGATTACCTACAGTTATTTTTTGATACACGATATCGTCATTATTCTCAACTCGTTCAAATGTATCCCATTGTCTTTGTAGTGTTATTAAATCACTACGTGTTTTACATTTAACGCCAGATAGGTCAAATGCGTACTGGGTCCTCTGAGGAGTATAAGACATACTTACTTTTCTATTCTTTTTTGTTTTAGACCGGTCTACCGCTTCCAGTACTCATCCTCGGCATCATCTTGCTTCTCATCCTCCTCCTGGTCATAGTAACCCTCGTCTTCAGGGAGAACGCCTACAGTATCATCGCCCTTCACATAATCAAGGTCGCTCTCAATGACTTCATCATCGACATAGCGAGTGGACTTAGAGTTGCGAATAGGAGGACGGGAGATGAAGATGCCCCCTTGGTCCATCCTATCCTGACGCCGATTGGCTGCAAGAAGAGCCTCCTCTCGCGCCTTTGCAGCAGCCTCTGCTGCATCAGCCTCTGCACGCTTCTTCATCACATCTGAGAAGCTAACGGGAGGCTTAGATACACCCTTGGGCTTACCACCGCCAAGCTCAGGCCATTCCTCAACTACAGCTTTTGGTGCAGCAGTTGCCGCCGCTCGCTTCAAGCCAAATGCGCTTTGCGAATAGTTGTGAGATGGTTCTGAAGGACCTAGGTAATGCTCCATAATAGAACCGAGATCATTGGGGCGCTTGGGAAGAACAATAGGGCCACGGGCCTCCTCTTCCTGACGATGAGTAGGCTTCTTGCCAAAAGCCAACGAAGCATCAGCATCAAATCCAGAGTTACGCTGCATTCCCTTGCCGAATGCTTGTGCAGCCGAAGTATCAAAGCCATCAGACCTCATAGGGGCTGCTGGCTTACCAAATGCAGCAAATGTATTGTTGTTCGGCGCGGAAGGCCGACCGAATGCTGCCGCGGCTGAGTTGTTAAAACTAGTGTTAGGGGCTGTCTTACGACGTCCAAACGCGGAAGCGGCCTCAGGGGAAAAGTGAGAAGACATTTTTGGAAAGAAATGGAATAAACTGCAACATCAGCAACAGTTGCTGTTGTAGTTTCAATTTTTGACTGCCGCTTTACGAGTCGTCAAACATCAGGCGTCCTTTACCGCCACCAATTTCGTAAACGTTCCACGATTCGGCGTATACAATAGCATAGGCTTTACGACTTATAGTGCGAGGATCATAAGCAGTTGAAGCAAG